CTTACAGGAATAATATCATATGAGTTTGGAATTACAGTAACGCGAATTTGTGTAGAAACCGCACCATCAACATTAGACACAGCAGAAATCATAATTGCGTCTAGTGTTATTTTTCCGTTTGTATAATCTATTGTTCCAGCATTAAGACTATAATAAACTCTTGTACCAGAAACTAAATAATATATTCTGATATTACCAGAACCATCATCATCTAAAAAATATTCTTTTGTTGAATCAATAGAACTCATTGAGAATCCTGTTGAAGAAATGATACCACCACTATCTTTGTTGTGTCCTTCGTGTGGATAATAAAATGCATTATTAAAATTTAAGATGTAAGAAGTCGAGGTGTTTAATGTTGGTACAATATATTTGGCCATGATAACTGTTGTTGTATTATTCAAAATAGAACTGTCTGTATTATCAATGAGTCCTAATAACTTTGAATGTCTGAATGGTGCATTAAAAGTTTGTAGGTCTGATGTATTGTAAGATGAAATAACATTAGTTACTCTAGTGGCTAATTCAGTTGCACTATAAGTGGTTGCACTTGAATCATACTGAACTGTTGTATTTAAAATAATAAAGGTTGTTTCTGCGTCAACGATTACAGGAGTAATAGAACCCACTTTGTATGGAGATAATCCAGCAACCAAATTTGATTTCTGTACATCAGTTAAACTATTTCCAGTAGTAGACTTTATCGAAATGAAAACCTTACCATACTCTGGTGTAGAACTTACACCTGTACTTGTATCATAACTTCCATCTTCCCCACCCCAAACAGAAACCGCTTGAGCATTTGCAAAAAGTTTTCTTACAAATGTTTTGTAATCATTTGTTGTAACTGCACGACCTTGTGCTGCGTAATCTAAAGGTGCATTTAATTTAACAGAGGCTATTGATTCTGGTTCTGCACCACCAGTTGCAATACCTACTGTTGTTACAGTAATATCTGTTATACCATTAATAGCAGAGGGAGAACTAAACACTCTTGCACCATTTGCTTCAGATTTGTTTGTAACAACATATTGTAAAGAAACAATGTTACCATCAGATACCGCTTGACTTAAAACACCATCACCAAAGTATACTTCAAACTTTCCTGTTTCTACTTCTTGTAAAAAGTATACTGTGCTTGCATCAGTAAGTTCAGAAATGTCAGTTGCTTTAGTATATGTTCTAGTAAAGGTATCACTTGCAGATGTTTGTACCTTTACGATAAGTGTTGTTGTGTCTGCTCTTGCGTCATCAATAATAAATCTTTGTTCTTCGTCAGAACTATCTACTAGATATTTTGATGTAATCCAAGTTCCTTCATAGATTGAAGTGCCATCAAAGTTTACACTAGTACCAGAGTTGTTTGATGTTATATCAGAGATTGTAACAAAGTTATAATTTGTACCATTTACTGTTGTTGTAAATGTCGTGCCAGCTGGCATTGTTCTTGATGATAACCCTGTTGTAAGAGAAATATTAACTGTCGCTTTAGGAGCTCGACATGAGGAAACTTCGTATCCTAATTTCTTTGCGTGTGAAACAACACTTGATCGTAGAGATGCACTATCCAAAAACATTTCGTTTGCAACCATGTTAGCATTGTAAGCCATGTAGTGTGTGTTGTATGCAAGCGTATCTAAAAGAACACTCATACCAGAACCTTCAAAGTCATAGTCGCTAAATTGATTCTGTGCTTTTAGAAAAGTTTTTAGGTTGTCTTTAATATCATCAAAGTCAAGTTCTGTAACTCTAAGTCTTTTGTCGTTTACTGCCATTATCGTAATCTCTCTAACATTATGGATAAGTCAACTAATTCTGTGGGAGCATTAACGACATAAAATTCTATCGAAACTTCGTATGAGTTTTTATCCAAGTTTGGGTTTGCTGTAATTCCTACTAATCTTACTCTTGGTTCAAAGTTATTAATTACATCTTCAATCTTTCTTGAAAGTATCTGTGCTGTAATTGGAGTCATGTTTTCAAACAACATATCCCGAACACCAGAACCAATCTCTGGGTGGAATGGTCTTTCATAATGATTAGTTAATACCAGATTACGAACAGAACGCTTAACAGCTTTAATATCAGTAATACTTTGAATATCATCATTGGAAGTTTTTTTTCCAAAAAATAAATCTATGTCTGAATATATTCTAGAACTACGTTTGCTATTGTTAGTTGTTGCTGCATCAAACTGCGCCATCTGTAAGAACCCCTAGTTTATATACTATTTATAACACTAACCACCAACAAAAACATTAGAAATACCAGAAGTTAATGTATTATGCTATTGATGTAACCTTTAACATTGGGCAGATGAATATATCAGTACCAGTACCATCCCAAAGATCTGTTGTGTGTAAACTTGCATCAAATGAAGTAGTGTTGCATAATCTGGTTTCGCCATTTATCCACCTGCTATCACATTTGGTGAACCAGATGCAGATACATTCGACACCCAACTTCCATGTCCACCTGTTCCGTCACCTTGTCTGTGAACACCAATACCATTTACAAATACTGTTCCACTTCCACCTGTTGCTGGATCTCCACAACTAGTTGAATCACCAATACGAACTGCAGCAGCACCATTAACATTTACATTAGGAGAACCAGATGAATATGATGTTTGATGGAATGGGTTTGGTGTAGGACTTGCATGACCTACATGACTGTCTAATCCAACTCTTGTAACTGCTGGCATAACATCTCCTAGTTCAAATTAATTACACCAGCATCGATGTCCACTTCCGTAGAGGCATCTAAGTCTAGTGTACCTGTAATGTTTGTTGTTTGATTTGATTTATATGTTTCCAATACTGCACCTGTAACAGTTTCCGTCTTTGTATCCTGATATGTTTCAGTAACAGTATTTGATACTGTCTCTGCTCGTTTACCAGTGATACTTACAATATGTGAATGTTCAATATTATCTGTTCCGTATGTTTCTGTAACATTCTTCTTAACAACTTCATTCTTGTTGCCGTCAACTTGAATATCCCAATCACCTTTGATATACGTTTTACAGTTTGAGTCAATAGTAAGATTAACATCACCTTTAATATTACAGAAGTTATTACCAGCAACTATCTCATAGTTATCTCCAACCACTCTGGTTACTTTGTTTCCGTCTGCATCAATCTCTGTGAATGTGCCACTCTTGTGATATTCGTGTATCCGTTCAGCACCTTTTGTATCATCATACTCTTTGATGTGACCAGACTCAGTTTCAAAAACGTGGTTCTTTGGATATACTGCTGCATAAGTTGATCTTGGTTCATCATATTCCTGTTGTTTGGAATCTGTTTCATCATCGGTTGTGTTTGCGATTGGTATGTTTTTAGTTCGTGCATCTTCTTTTAATGCAATTATGTTATGAGGAGTTGTTGCTACGTTCTCTGCATCAACATCATTTCGTGCGAGCCTATTTGTATCAGGCTCAAAGAACTTAGTTTCTGTGTCATAATTATTTTCATCTTTGTCTGTACCATGACCAGAAGTAGGAAGTGCCGTAGAAGGATAAATTTTATTGGGATCAGAAAAACCTTTTCTCTCATCAGGAGCAGTAGAAGGCTTGCCTGGCAATGTACCCATGATAATGGGTTGTTGTTTTTCTTTTGCATCAGTAAAGAAACCTACAACCCATGTTCCCTCAACTAAAAAAGATGGTGTTTGCCCCAATCCTTGCATAGAGGGATTTGTAACAGGATGCATAACAGTTGCCCACGGCAAGTCTGCGGTTGGTATATCAACTAGATCCTCTGTATGAAATCCAAGACAACGAACACGAACCCGACCAAGTTTATCTGGGTCGTTTCTATCTTCAACAACACCAGTAAACCATACGAATCCGTCAAGACCCATAAAGTAATTTTCAGACATGAATAAACTCCTTACATGTATTTATAAGGAAAGTTCATAATAAAAAAAGGTGCCGGTTAGAGGACTCGAACCTCCATCTTCTTCCGCCTGAAAGAAACTTTACCAAATTAAGCTAAACCAGCATTGGAGATCGAACTGAAATGTTTCCTGCCAACATGATGCGTGGTTCTACACTTTTGTTTGGAGGAACGTAATGACGAACAAGACCTGAGAATAAAATAAGGTCGCCTTCGTTTGGATATATTATTTGTTGTGCTTCGGGGAATATTAATGGAGAAGCTCCATCAGGCATACGAACATAGTAACACCAGCTATACAGATTTGGTGTATGATTATGTTCTTTGGCGTATTCACTTTTTGTATAGGACGCACCCCAACAACGTCTAGTATAAAGATCGAGGACATTAAAAGATTTAGGATGAATAGACTTTGCAACTTCAATTGCTTGATTGCAAATATTTTCTATCCGAAAGTGTTTAGAGTTTAAATCCCATTCAGTCATAGAAGCTTTTACATTCGTATTGTGTTGTTGCACATCACCCTGTTGAGTAATGATATCTGCTAGTTCATCTAAATCAGCAGAGATAGGCCTTTGCACAATAGGCAACTGCATACGAAATTCATAGGTTTCTTTCACGCAACTTTCCTGTTCTTTAACTCCACAAACTTTCTTCGTGTTTTTTCAAACTGTTT